ATCTACCTTGTGTTCATTGACAACGTTCAGCGTCAAGGCCCGTTTGACACAGAGCTTGATCCAGTATATCAATCAAATCTTTGCCAAGAGATATTATTACCCACGAGACCTTTCCAGAGGATTGAAGACTCTGAGGGAAGAATCGCTCTTTGTACTCTTGGCAGTATAAACTGGGGCAGTTTCCGTAACCCACAAGAAATGCGTAAGTGCTGTAGAATTCTGGTACGCAGTCTCAGCAACTTATTAAACTATCAAGACTTCCTAAGTATTCAGAGTGAACTGGCTAACAGGGACTTCGAACCACTTGGGGTTGGCATTACTAACCTTGCTTATTGGCATGCCCGTAAGGGACTCAAGTACGGCGAACCAACTGCTTTGGCGGAAGTCAAACGTTGGATGGAACATCAGGCCTATTACCTAACCGAAACGAGTGTAGAATTGGCCGAGGAGCGCGGTGCTTGCAGTAAGTCCGCGCAGACCTATTACGGTAGGGGCATATTCCCCTGGGAACGTCGCGCCACAGGGGTTAATGAGCTAACGGATTTTACTCCTGGTCTTGACTGGGAACCTTTAAGAGCAAGATTAAAAAAATCGGGCATACGCAATGGCACGTTGATGGCCGTTGCCCCTGTTGAATCTAGTTCTGTTGTGTTAAACTCAACCAATGGCATTGAAATGCCCATGGAGTTGATCTCCGTTAAAGAATCAAAAGCAGGTAGTTTTGTTCAAGTTGTGCCCGAATATCGCCGCCTAAAAACGAGATATCAATTAATGTGGGATCAACGTGACTGTGTAGATTATCTAAAAACAGCAGCAGTTATAGCAGCCTATGTGGATCAAAGTTTAAGCACCAATACATTCTACAATCCTGCTTATTTTGCTCAAAATAAAGTTCCCGGTACACTGATAGCCAAAAATCTTATGCTAGCTCATAGATACGGATTAAAAACTATATACTATAGTCTAATCAGTAAGATTGGTGCTAAAAGTCAATTAACTAACACTACTACGCAGAGCCAACCTAATCAATTTCAAATTGATGTTGATTATGTAGTCATTGAAGACGAAGATTGTGAATCTTGCAAATTATGACAGAAAATCAAAGAATGGTTAGAGCCATATTAGATCATTATGGGATAGACCCTAATTATCAACCTAGTGAAAACATGGCTGACATGACCATAAGAGCATTGGAATGTGAAAATATTCTTAGAATAGAAATCGACCCGCATGGGGTAATTAAAATAGAGTTTTACGAAGATGAGCCTAGCACAATATAACCTACAGCGACAGACAAACTATTTAAAACGCAGCATGTTCCTGGACCCCGAAGGCCCAGTTACAGTACAGCGATTTGAAGAAGTCAAGTACCCTCGTATTCAAAAGTTTGAAGAAACTGCACGTGGTTTCTTTTGGGTACCAGAAGAGATCACACTAACCAAAGACAAAATTGATTTCAAAGAAGCCACAGAAGCTGTTCGGCATATCTTTACCAGTAACCTCTTACGGCAAACTGCCTTAGACAGTATTCAAGGACGAGCACCTTCGCAAATCTTTAGTCCCGTGATTTCTGTACCTGAGCTTGAAGCCTTGGTCAATAACTGGAGCTTTTTTGAAACTAATATCCACAGCAAAAGCTATAGCCATATCATACGCAATGTCTACGGTGTGCCCAAAGAAGAATTCAACAAAATACATGAAACACAAGAAATCGTAGAAATGGCAGCCAGTGTGGGTAGGTACTATGATGAGTTACATAAACTCAACAGCCAAAAAGAAATTGGAGAAATGCTGGTCAGTGAACGAGATCACGTCCGAGCAATATGGATGGCACTGAATGCCAGTTATGCACTAGAAGCATTAAGGTTTATGGTATCATTTGCTACCAGTTTGGCCATGGTAGAAAATCGTATCTTTATCGGCAATGGTAATATTATTGCACTAATTTTACAAGATGAAATCTTACATGCCGACTGGACAGCTTGGATTATTAACCAGGTGCAGAAAGATGACGTTAGATTTGCACAAGCTGCTCAAGAATGCAGGGAAGAAGTTTATAATATGTATCTAGAAGTAGTTAACGAAGAAAAACAATGGGCCGAATACCTGTTTAAAAAAGGTGTGGTAATCGGTCTGAACAGTCAAATATTGCGTGATTTTGTAGACTACACAGCATTTATGAAATTGCGCGAAATTGGAATTAAGTACTTAGAAGAACACCCCAAGACCAATCCGATTCCCTGGTTTAACAAGCATGTGAACATAAATAAAAAACAAACGGCTCTGCAGGAATCCGAAAGCACCAATTATGTTATTGGAGTTATGTCAGAAACCGTAAATTATGCAGAATTGCCTGAAATTTAAGGAGATCACATGGCAAAGATTGATGAGGAAAGAATTCTAGTCAGAGTTAGTTTATTGATTCGTGATACTGTAAGTCCGTCAAATATTACTTTTATAACTCCAACTTTAATAAGTAGTTTAGAAAATTATGTTAGAAACGAGCTAGATAATGTATCTAATCTTAGTGGTGTAATTGTAGAAGCAGATAACGCCACCGATTGGAATATTACTGTACCGCCACCTATTCCAACCTACACAATTGGATTATCTGCTAATACAGTATCTGAGGGTAATAGTATTACCGCGGGTATTACTACCACAGCAGTTGATGATAATACGATTCTTTATTGGACTACAACAGGCGCAACTGCCAATGTGGACTTTGCAGGTAACGCAGACAGCGGGTCATTTACTATTACTAATAATTTTGGCACCTTTAATGTGTCTGCTAGTATTGATGGTGCTAGCGAAGGTCCTGAGGTATTTGCCTTACAAATTAGAACATTTGCTGCCAATGGTAATGTAGTTGCCACTTCTGCTAATATTACTGTAACTGATTAATGACAGATAGTTTACTTGTAAACTATGTAATGGTGAGAGTTAGTAAGCTGATCGAAGATACCGAAAGTAATTCAAACGTATTATTGATCAGCAACAGCTTGATTCAATCGGCGAACAGCTTTGTTGCAAATACTTGGATTCCATTGTATAGTAATGCTTATGCTAATTCTGTGATGACTGTAACTAGCTACAGATATTAATCACGAAAGGACTATATGCCAAAAATACATGAAGAACAAATATTAATAAAACTATACAAATTAGTTAAAAATGATCACGACACTGATCGTATTATAAATCAAGAACTAATCGATTCCTTACACAGTGTAGTAGAAGAATTATCTGGGCCAGGAATTGTTGTAGAAGTTGAGGAAGCTCAATGATTACAGTATACAGCAAGGCAAATTGTGTTAAATGCGACATGGCTAAAAATCTTCTTAACCAAAAAGGGATCACTTTTACTGAAGTGCGTGTTGACCTAGACAATCAAGCACGACAGTTTTTAGTAGAACAAGGACATAAGTCAGTTCCTCAAATTTATCAAAACAACCAGTTACTGGAAAATGGTTATGCAGGATTATGCTCTCTCAACGATAATGATTTTCAAAGAATAAAGGATATAGAAAATGTTGGTTGAAACTAAATTTCAAGCAGGACAAGTTATTAATCTTAAATTAATTTCTGGTGACGAAGTAGTAGGAGAATTAGTAAACAGCGATTCCAATGGATTTACTCTAAAAAAACCTTGTGTAGTAATTACCAGTACAGAAGGCATTGGGTTAATACAAGCAATGTTTGGGCTAGATCCGGATAAAGAAAATTTATACTATAAAGATTCCCATGTAATTACAAGTTGTACTACGCATGAACCCATGCGTGATCATTATTTTAAAGTAACCGCAGCTGAGTAATCATTAACAGAGCCGGGATGACTACACATAATGGAAAATTTTACACCATTACAAACACTAGCCCTGGCCGGATTATTGCAAACATCTGACAGAGCACAAAGTTTTGCATCGTCTCAAAGTTTGTTATCGGCTATAAGTCGATTTGGCTTTTTGCCACTTACACAAGCTAGCCAACGTTGCCTAAACACCAATGGTAGTTTAGTTATTTCGGCAGTAAAAAATCTTCCAGGATGTTTAACTGGGTATGTTGCAATAAACTATAGAAATAATGTCCCCGAAAGTTACGGTATCAATTATAATAATCTTATAAACAGTGTACTACAACAGTCAGTGAATATTAGTCAACAAGGCACACTCGGCATAATAAAAATTATGCGTAATTGTTATGATTTTTGTCTCAATGGTTACCAAACCTACAAAATTATTTCTAAAACGCAACAAGCAGAATTGCCCAAAAATACCGCAGGATATTTATATTCGAATTTAACAGATTTTGCCACAGTGGGTGTAAGTAATCAATTTGGCAATTTATCGTCGCCAGGATACAAAGAGCTATGTAATAATTTGGTTAAATTCGGAACCATGTTTGATGTCAGTGATTTAAATTTTGCATTTACTGTGCAATCGATGATACTAAATTTATTTCGACAAGGGTTTGTAGAAGAATTAGTTAAAGTTTTAAATCAAGAAGGTATTTCTGTATCTGGTGTTTCAACAACCCAAACAACTTTATTAATGTCTGCTTTAAATAAATTACCAAAAGTCTCCGTTAAAAACATTTTAGAAAGAACTGGTTATCACAGCGGAAGCGGAAAAGACATAACATTAATTACAGAAGTTTTAGATCCAAATTTTGCTTTTGGCAATCAAGCACTAGCCTTAATTAATAATTTTGATAATTTAAGTAAAAAGACCTCGGCGATCTTTGGACAATCTACGAGTATGACTTATGTCCATGAATTAGGTACTGCGTTGCAGTCAATTCGTCCAGCAGCATTAAATCATTTAACAGCGTTAGATAATAGCCCAAACAGCTTTAAAGAAGCATATAGTATCACGAACCTAGCAGGATTAGGACAAGGAAGCGGTATATATGGTAATCCTACAGTGGGAGATATGTTAAGCAGCTACAGCGGAATTAAGTATGTTAGCCTTATAGATACACTAGTTGACTCTCAAACCATGGTAGCAGAAACTACTGAGGGTAATTCTTTGCTGTCGGCGCTTGAACAAGCATATCAAAATAGAAACGACATATCTAAAGACAGTGAACTAGCGTCTACTATTAATTTAGCTGCCCAGTCTTTATTAGCAAGTCAACAAACATCAGTGATAAAGGGACTTAACACTGGTCAAGACCAGTTTTCTAGAATTTTGGGTATTTTATTGCAAGAAAAGAAAAATCTTGTTGATGCCGGGATTGATTTGAATTCTATTCAAGGCACAATCAATGATGCTATGCTGTTTGTACAAAATTTGCCCGGATTAAATACAGATGAAGAACAAATTGGATATGGCGAATTTGTTCGGGCAATCTGTGCCAATAACATGTACGGAGAAGCCATCAAAGCAGTCATGGATGAAGGGTTTAATCAAATACTATTGAACAGTCTAGGGGTAGAAGTTAAAAATACTTTGATCGACACTCAACCAACCGGCGACCAGCCCGGAGATTCAGCCCAGTGCTGTCCATAATTCGATAAAAGAATTAGTCGCACTATTTTTTCAAAGATGCTACAATAGGTATGCCTTAGTAGTATTCTTTACGTCTTAAGGAGTGAATATGTCAGATTTATCGATAGGAGATTCTAAAAAAGAATTTATACCTAAAATAATTATATCCGTGACAGCGATCTTATTAATGTCAATTGGGGTATACTTTTGTGCTAGTTTACTGAAATGGGTAATTGACACTAAATTTAGTAAACTAGAAATCATTGAACCAACTCAAATTACAGCGCAATATCGAGAAAGACAATTAAAGTGTCTAGCAAGAAATATTTATTTTGAAGCAGGGAACGAACCGTTTGAGGGCAAGGTCGCAGTTGCACAAGTAACTATTAATCGTGCCGAATCTCTTGGATTTCCTGAAGACCTTTGCCAGGTAGTTTATCAAAAGAATGTTATCTACGAACGAGTTATTTGCCAGTTTAGTTGGTATTGTGATAGAGAAGCTACTAGTCGTATAATTCACCAAGGTGTATATCATGAAAGCATGGAAGTAGCTAAGAAAGTTTTATTAGAAGGATTTAGGTTACCCAGCCTTACACAGGCCCTGTACTACCATGCCGATTATGTAAACCCAGGGTGGAAACGAGAACGCATTACTAAAATCGGTCGTCATATTTTCTACAAATAAGGAATTATTAAATGATTAAAGATCAAACAAACACTCAATATAAAGACACAACACCCTCAATGCAATCAAAATTTGATCCAGAATCTTTGCCAGCTGTAACTCGTATCTTAGAGAGTTTTTTAAATATTCCATCGGCTATCTTAATGTTTATACGTGACCACTTGGTTAATATTAGTGCTCATACACTGGGACTTATGTGTATTATTTTGCTGCATCTTGCTAGTGTGCCTACCTTGTTGGCAGTATTAACCGGCCAGTCAGATAAAATGCCTCCGGTGGACATCATGCTATTTGTTTGGGCTGGATTAACTACAATCTTTTTCAAGAGTTTGTTTGAACGAAATTATTTGTACATTGCTACTAATTGCCTAGGATTTGTGGCTCAAACAGTATTAATGAGTTTGATTCTTTTTAAGTAGAGAGATAAGTACTCAGGCAAGCATTAAATATAAAAGCGGACTAAGGAGTTCCAAATGTCAAAACGAAGCACCTTGGAAGTACAAGAGCCTGACCATAATGCTGTAGAGTTAGAAGAATCAGATGATCTAGATTTAGACAGTTCAGACATCGGGTTTTTATTAGATAAAGAGGGCAATCTTAAAAGTGTATTTGGCCCCGAAGAAGGTTTCATTAATCCCAACGAGACTGTGGCAGCTATACTAGAAATTTTAGGAATAGACGAACTTACAGCTCCAAACCGTACTCTACACTAGCGTCTAAAATTTCAGCAGTTTTGTGGTGTAAAAACCACAAAATTCTGCTGTAAATTCTACCAAAATCTGTGGTTTTTACACCACAAAAACCCAAAACTTGACAGGGTTATCCATTTTTGCTATACTACGAGTATGGAAAAAACGATACGCACTCGTAAACGTAGACAAGACACTAAACATGCCTTGTACATGATTGTTAATGTAGTGACCAACGAGCACTATGTTGGCATTACAGTATGCGGCAGCGAAGTCAATCGCGCACTGAAAATACGCTGGCAAAAGCATGTTCGTCGTGCTGTAACTGAGAACAAGTCGTGGGCTTTGTGCAACAGTATTCGTGCTCATGGCGCAGACGCTCATGTCATGCTCTTGGTTGATATAGTGCGTGGACGCAAGCCCGCCCATGCCGCAGAGCGCCAAATTGTTAACTCATGTGCTCCTGCACTAAACACGCATTAACCCTGCACTTGACAGGGTTAATTCTTTTTGCTATACTAACGGTACACTGAAACAACGGAGATACAAAATGGCATACAAAGGTTTTTATCGTGCTCCTCGTGTTGTTACCCCTGACGCTGCTCAGGAACCCCAGGTGCAAGCTCTTAGAAATGCCATGAGCACAATGACTGCTCGTGACGCAGAGTTTGCTGGCAGTTTAGTCAGCAACTTTTATCGTTTTGGTCGCTTGAGCGACAAGCA